TTATCAAATTTTTCTTCAAACTTAGTTTGAATTTCGTAATAGCTTTCTTTAATTACTTCATCACTCATCTTCTAAAATCCATTGTTGAATAACTTTTATTAACTTTAAGCATTGATATTTTTTCTAGTTGAGCATCGCTTAATTCGATGTTTCTTTGCGCTTGATCGCTTTTGCTAATCAAGTTTAGTTTGTATAGTTCTGATATAATCGCACCAGCTCTAGCCCTAGAAAATCTAAATTTGCGCCCAATCTCTAAGTATGTTGGGCTATATTCATGTTCTTTAATAAATTTTTTAATAAATTTAAGAACGTCTAACTTGATAGCCGATAAATATATATGTCCATTCTTCATTCTTTTTCCTTAAATAAGTTAGTTACGTTTTCTTGTGTTTGGTTTATATCGTTGCCATCTTCTTTAAGAGCCTTGAGATAATTTAATAATTTTTTTAAATACCAAAGACACTTTTCTAAATCCATGATGATGCTATCTATTGATGTTCCATGCTTTTCACCAAAGCGAAAAAGGTGCTTTAGACCAGCACCCTTTAAGTAACCAATATTTTCTTCATGCGTTTGTTGACTCATAATCGCATCACAAGTTTGGATGGCTTTCTTATAATGTTGAGGATTGACGCTTTCGTTATCCATTAAAAGGGTGTCTCCTCTTTAGTTTGGGGATCGCTTAACTTAATACTTATGTCAGGTTGAGTGTCTTTTTGTTTGTCGGTATTCAACCAAGCTGCAGCTTGTTTAGGCGTACCATTAATTGAGGCTTTGCCAGTGTAGTGTGGATATTTAGTTCCAGGTTTATCTGTGTCTCTTGGTTGACGTTTCCACAAAGCGATTTGATTATCGTATTTATTGTCCATTAGGTTTTCTTCCTTGTATTTGTGATTTTAGTTTGTTGTATTCATTAGCAACTCTCACATCCTCAATTGGATCAAGATAAAGTTGTTCTAATTCGTTGGTGTACTCTTTACCCAAAACTTGAATCCCTTGTTCAAATTTATTTACAGTTGGAGATAGTTCGGCTTGTTTTTTTAGCTTCTCCATCCATTCTTTAGCAAATTCTTGAGTATTAAATTTTTTAATTACTTCTTGTTTAACTTCTTTTTTAATTTGTTTTTTTTCTTGTGGTGCATCGGATTTTATAAAATCTTCTATCTCCTCTGCTGTAGCAATTTCATTCCCCATAAATCCAAGTATAGACAATGCTCTACCAATACTGACTGTCTGCGATTTCTCAAATTCTTTGTCTCTATTGACCATCATTTTAGATTCACCAACACTTAACTCTTTGCCATCTAAAAATACACTTGCTCTAAATTTTGTAGAGCCATTTTCTAATTCACTACTAAAAGTTATAATTTGTAATCTATTCCCAAAATATTCTCTTACAAACTTAATACGATATGGCACAGTTAGGTATTCACCTTTAGCACCTAATTTCACATAGTCGCTTTGTTGAATATTATTTCTAAATTCTTGTATTGCGCTTTCTAATGTTTTTTCTTTACTCATAATTGTCCTACCTCTCTCAATTTTTTTGTTGGGTTTGTTATTTGTTCTTCTAACTCTTTAATTTTTTTGTCTTTGTCTTGAATTTCAATTCTTAGTTGGCCATTCTTTTTTTGATGAGCCAAATTTATTTCTTCTAAATCTTTTATTCTTTGTCTAAGTGGTTTAATTATTCCTTGATCACTCATAGTAACCTCTAAATCTTTCGATAATGTCAGGGGATATACCTTTCCACCAAAAGCCATTTTTTCTTATTTCGCTAAAGTCAGGCTTACAAAGTAAAGCTAGAGTCTTCATATCACCATTGGCTAACTCTAATTTCTTTTCCCAACATTTTTGATATAAAATTAATTCATTGTAATAGTGTTCAAGATTTTCTTTACTAAGTTCTATGCAATTGTCAGGGGTGAAGATTGTATAATCACTATCACTAGCATAAGTTAAAAAAGGTGTATGTGTTGGCAATACCTTAGAGTACAAAGCTATTTGCAAACAATCGCTATGGAACGGTACTTTTGGTGTTTTCTTTTTTGTATATGAATATCCACTCTTAGTTTTTACTAAAGTTCCAAATACATTTTTTATATCTCCAAAATGAGTCTCACCAATTAAATCTACATAACATAAAAAATAAGTTTTAATTCTATCATCCCAATGGGTATATTCTTTTTCATCTTCCCATTTTTGCTTTGGCAAAGTTGCAATATTTTTTAAATGATTGCTTGAAATAGCACCCATATTTTTGATAATATACTCAAATTTTATTTTATCTTTTTCATCAGTTCCTTGAAAATTATCTATTCTATCTTGAATTTTTTTTATCATTCTAAAATTTCCTCAATAGTTTTGTTTTCACACAAAGCCATTTGCACAACCTCATGAGCAATAGTACCCCCTGTAAATGAACTATTAGATGGTAGATTCATTTTTTCTTTTGGGGTTAGGACTATGTAATTTCGGAAACGGATGTCGTCAGGGATTGTGTTTTGGCTCTTAGATGTGTGTTTTAGGCCAAATTTTGTATAACATTCTCCAATTTGTCTTGGTCGATTCGTCATATACAAAACTTATAACGATATTATAAAAAAATTGCAACACTATTATAGATTATTTATAACAAAGATTATCGCCATTGATTATCATTAGGATAGTTAGCAGCTACAAATCTTGATGAAGCTTCAATAGATACATTTTTTGCGATGACATTTATTTTATCATCGCTTATGGTAGATTTATCAACAATGTCATAGTTACCATTATCGGTTGGTTCTAAATAACCAACATAAAGTTTTTTTGTTTTCTTTTCTCTACTTATAGATAACCCATAAACGGCATCACTTTCTATACCATTTAAAGGTTTAAAATATCTAACTGACCCTGTTAATGAGCCAAATCGCATATATAAAAATTGATAATTTTTCCATTTTTCAATCACATTTAATTTTTTTGTTTCTTTTTTTTGATAAATTCTTACTTGACCATTTTTTTGAAGTTCACCAATACCATTTATTATTGTATCTCTTGTAATAAAATGAGTATTTGCAAGAACATTTTGGGTAACATCAGCTTTACTATTAAAATATTTTGATAAAAGTTCGGATAATTCTAACAACCCAAAGTTACCTGGATCTTCTTCTTTTTTATTAATTAATCTTGACCACTTAACTTTCCAATTTGAAAAGTCTCTAGCGTTTTTTCCTAATGTATCTCTTAAAATTTGATCTCTTGATACATTATGAATTTTTAATAAATTTTCTAATTTATCTTTTTGAAACATATTATCTTCATTGTTATTAAATAACATAGCATCCTCCTTTAATATTGTCTATTATCATGTTGTTATAGGTATATTATAACAAATAATAATTGCAACATAATTATATTTAGTTATAACAATATTATCGTTTATGACTATTTTAGAGATTAGATACAAAAATCATAAAGCCAAGATAGTCAAATTAACTAGGAAACAAGCCAAAAAAGAGAATGTTTGGGGGTATTACGATCCAAACGAATCTATCATAGCGATTCAAGAAAATTTAGGAAAATTCACTTATTTAGATACATTACTCCATGAAATAGCGCATTTCATAGCCAACAAATCATCGATTCGATTAAAAAATTTAGGTGAGGAGGGGATCGCTACTTTCATTGGTAGTGAGTTCTCTAAGGTCTTTATTCAAAATCCAAAATTAGTTTCATTAATAAAAAGGTGCATCACAAAATGAAAACCTTTTTAATTTTAGTTTTGTTTAGCCATCCAAATTTAATTTACGAAAAAATTGAAATTAAAAATTATACAAATTGTGATGATGCTTTTAAGACCAAAGCTATTTGGCATGACAACCCAAATTTTAAAGAGGGTAACAATCATGTTTGGGGATTTTATATTTACGATAATAAACAAATTGTAGCTTCTTTTTGTAAGGACCAGCAAGGGGATTGGCTTAGATGAAACAAGTTTCATTAGATTTATATGAGTTGATGGCAAGTGCTAACAATGGCTTGACTAGAGTCTTTGAGTCAATGCGATTAAATCAAGAGTGGGGTCATGGATATAAAAGTTCTTTAAATGAAAAGATTGCAAGATCAATAAGTGGAAGTGCTGCGGAACTTGCTTGTTCTAAATTACTTGATATAGAATTTACTTACCATGTTAATCATGGCAACAACCCTGATCTTATATTTCATGATTTGCATTTACAAGTTCGTTGTCAAATGCCTAAAGAAAATAATGGTTTAATCATTAGACCTAAAGGAGCTAAACCTAACGAAATTTATATTTTAGTAATTGATAAATCACCAATCTATGAAGTGTGTGGATTTATTAATAGTAGCTTTGTTTTAGGTACAAATAAATATTTAACAAATTTAGGTAATGGCCGACCCAAATGTCATTACATCCCTAAAGATATTTTAACCCCAATAGAAATTTTAAAAGATGGCAAATGGAATTAATAATTTAAATATTTATGGCGACCAAAGAGTTTGTTGTAAGTGCAAAAAAAAAGCTGATGTGGTTGAGCAAGGTAAAGATTATTGCGCCGAACATTTTTGTCAAAAAACTACAGGGATGACATTGGATCAACTTAGTCAACAAATGCAAAGTTTAAGGTTTAATAAACATGACTAAGATTTTAATTAATAAGAAGTACAAAATCATCTACGCCGATCCTCCCTGGTACTTCAAAAGCTATTCAAAAAAAGGAGAAGATAGAAATGCTACAAAACATTATCCATGTATGGAATTTGATGATCTATTGGGTCTTAATATTAACGATATTGCTGATGTGGATTGTATATTGTTTATGTGGGTTACTGATCCTCTACTTGAGAAATCTTTTGAGTTACTTAAAGCTTGGGATTTCAAATTTAAGACGGTAGCTTTTACATGGGTCAAAGAAAATAAGTCTAAAGGTTTTTTTACAGGGATGGGTTATTATACTAGGGCTAACCCAGAAATGTGTTTATTGGCCACTAAAGGTCATCCAAAAAGAATTTCAAAAAGTGTCAAACAATTAGTCGTTGATGTTAGGAGAGAACACTCAAGGAAACCTGATTGTGTAAGAGATCGCATCGTAGAATTATGTGGTGATCTTCCAAGAATAGAACTTTTTGCAAGACAAGACTTCACACACAAAGGATGGGATAATTGGGGTAATCATTTTGAGTGAGAAAGAGCAAAATAATCTTTTTGGACAAGAAGAATTACAAGAAGATTGGAGAAAAGAGTGGGATGGGATGCCAGAGTTTGAGCAATATACAAAAGAGGCTTACCATAAAATAATAATAAGATTTGGTAGTGAGGATGACTTACAAAGTTTTGCCAAACTAATAGGGCAAGAACTAAATAATAAAACAAAAAGTATTTGGCATCCAAAACTTAAATTTGCCAATCATTTTAACAAAAGGTATGTAAAAGATGAATCCTAAACACCCTATTTACGTCATTAGTAAAGGTAGATGGGAGTCTAGATTAACTTCTAAAAGCCTTGAGAGAATGGGAGTTCCCTATCATATAGTTGTTGAGCCACAAGAATATGATGAGTATGCAAAAGTAATTGATCCTAAAAAGATTTATACTCTACCATTTTCTAATTTAGGAAAAGGCTCAATCCCTGCAAGAAATTGGGTGTGGGATCACTCTATAAGCATTGGTGCTAAAAAGCATTGGATCATAGATGACAATATTTATGATTTTTATAGACTTAATCGTAACGCTAAGAACATCGTACAAACTGGCGCAATCTTTCAGGCCGCGGAGGACTTTGTGGATCGCTACGAAAATGTCATGATAAGTGGGTTTAACTATTGTAAGTTTTGTATCGCTAGTGAGAAATATCCTCCATATCTTTTTAACACTAGAATTTATTCTACAATCCTAATTGACAATCGCCTGGACCTTAGATGGAGAGGTACTTACAATGAAGATACTGATTTATCTATAAGGTGTTTAAAGCTTGGATATTGTACTTTACAATTTAATGCTTTTCTAAGTGAGAAAGCTACCACTATGAGATTAAAAGGTGGTAACACAGATTCCATATATAAGAACGATGATCTTAATTATTTAGATGGCGTTATGGCTAAGTCAAAATCATTACAAGAACAACACCCTGATTGCGCTAAAGTCGTTTGGCGTTTTAATCGTTGGCATCACTTCGTAGATTATTCGATGTTTAAAAAGAATAAGCCTATAAAGAAAAAAGATTTAGTAATACCTCAAGGCGTTAATAACTATGGCATGACACTTAAAGAGGTGGCTATATGAGTTGGACTTTTGAAAAAGTCGATATTGACCTCTTAGACAACCTTAGTCTAAATAGTCATGAGAAACTTTTATTTATCCTAATAAGTAGATTTAAGAATGTTAAAAATGGAATTAACATTACTAACACCTATTTAATGAAAAGAACTGGGATTCAATCTAAAGTAACTTTACGAAAATATTTAGATCGTTTGGCTAACTTTGGCCTTGTTGCTAGAAATCAACCTAATTTTAAAAAGCCTAATAGATTCACCTTTAACAAGAATAAAATGCAAGAGTTTATTAGAACTAATAATTTTAGACGAAAAAAAATGTCTAAGATTATGAAAGCCACAAAATCACAACAAAAAACTTATTCACATAATATTAACATTGGAAAGGTTATTCCTATTAAAAAGAAAATTTAGGGGGTCAATTTTTGACCTATAGGGGTCAATTTTTGTACCTCTTATAGAGAGATTAATTAATAGAGAATAATATATATATGGATCAAAAAGAAAAAATAAAAAAAGTTATTGGTAACTTTGTTAAAAATCATAATATTATTTATAAAACTGCAAAAGATAAAAGAATAAAAAATAGAAAAGCATACGACCAAAATAAAAAAACTAAACAACTTCAAAAGTCTTTATCTAAGGATAGGTTTAATACTTATTTAGATTCAATCTATAAAGAAGATCCAGATTCAACCTATAAGGCTTCAGATTCAACCTATAAGGAGAAAAAGTAAATGATAACTTCAAGATTAACTATTGATCAATTAGATCG